GATACTTGCGGGGGGACTTCGGTCCCCCTGCTTATTTATAAAAACTAGTGTATTTTGTGAGGACTGACAAGTGGCCAATAAGGACACACAGCTGAATTTAGCAGTTTATATGGAACGATTAGATTCTTATATTTCAAGTCAGACCGCCCTAACTGAAAAACTTTCTAATAACATAGAAAAAGTTCAAACCAAAGTCGATGATATCTCTCAATGGCGGAGCAAAATGTACGGAATGAAAAGTATTCTAGTAGCAATAGGAATATTAGTTGTACATACAACTGCAGTAATGGGTAGCTTTTTAGCTATCATAACTTTCAATAAATAGGAGAATATATAAATGGCTAACGAAAGACACACAGATTACAGGGCATGGGACGTAGATAGTTCGACTAGACAGTCCGTTCATCCTGCTAATAGATATGTAGCAATATCAAATGCGGCTAGTACAACTGCTGAAGATGTATACGCAATAGTAGCTAATGGGGGTGAAATTGCGACAAACATGGTTTTGAACCCGGGCGTAGAAGGAAGTACTATTGATGAATTTGTAGCAGTTGGTTCTGCTAGAACTAGAGATACAGGACAACAAGCAGAGGGTGCAGCGTCCTTACTAATAAACCCAGCTAACTCAGCTGCTGGTGAAGGATTCTACTGGGAATCTAACAACATTGCCCGAAGTGTAAATGCACAATATATATCAGTTCAATGTGAAGTTCGTGGAGCTTCTGCATCAGGTGCTGTTACTCTAACCCTAAGAGCAGAGGACGGAACCACAATACATGGGACATCTGGTTCAGATGACCTAACCACTGGATTTAGAAGACTAACAGCAACTTATGCTATTCCAGCAAACACAGATGCTGCCAAATACAGATTATATGTATTATCAACAGCTCAACACAACATAAACTTCAATGTAGATAAAATTATGTTTGAAGTTAGAGAGGATACAATTGCTGTTTCAACTTATTTAGATGGTAACCAGACTGGCGGTGAAGGTCCTTTATATGCATGGACAGGGGTAGTAAATGCTTCTACATCAATAAAAAAACCTTCTCTTACGGCTATCAAAGGATTTCAATTTGTTAACAGGTCTGCTACTGCAGCAGATATTATTTATCTAGCCTTTGACCAAACAGCGACTTCGGCTAATGGTATTCCTATTTATGGTGGTGATACTTTCAATTGTGAATTTCCACTAGACTTTAGGGGTAAGATTTCAATGATAGCTGCACAAAACACCCCAACACTTTCGGGTGTAATATGGGGAGTAGCTGAATAATATGACAACTCAAACTATTCAAACTGTAGCCGGAGAAATACCAAGCCCTTCAAATTGGGCCAAGGATGGTTTTGCAGCTGACGATTGTGGTTGTGATGAGACTCCTAGTGTAAATTTCCTAGAGAAAGCTCTGGATGGCGGAGGGACCGTTGATGGAAGGGTAACTGTTCAAGATATTACAAAAGCTTTAGATGAATACAAAAGATTGTTTAAAGCAGGCATTGGTTCACCCGGTGAGCTTTTGACCTTATCAAGAGTTTATCCTGAGAATCGACAATACACTGAAGCTTTAAAGAAACAAAATATTACTGATGATGACAAGTTAGTTATTGGTGGTCCAGCATCTATTGAATTAGTTGATAGAGAAGGACACCTTATTACAACTAATGCCTTAGACAAAGCCTTTGACAAATATATGGCAAACTTCAGAACTCGTAATGCAATGGTTTTACACTCAGATGTTCAAGTAGGATGGGCCCTGCCTGCTTATGTAAGCAAAAGTGGTCAAATATTTAAATCGGGTGTAAATGGTAATGGGTTATTTTTTATAACAGAGTTACGTAACGACACAAAGATTTCTAAGAAAGTAGCAGAGCAAATACATAGTGGTAAACTAAAAAGCTATAGTATTGCTGGAAGTGCTTTAAAAACTCAAAATATTGAAAAAGGATTACAAAAAGTTATGCAGGTAGATGAATTAGAACTTGCAGAGGTTACTGTTTGTGAAAAGGGAGTAAACCAAGCCGCATCCTTTGAAATTATAAAATCAAACAATGCTGCAACTAAATCTTGTATTGATGGCAGTTGTTTAGTTACAAAAGAACATGAACATAAAGAACCCAAAGAGGAGGTGGAACTAATGTTTAAATCAGATGGTAATATAGATTTTACTAAATCTTTTATGAATTTTATGCAAAAAGACATGCCTGAGTCTGGTGTAGAGGCCTTTCCTCTTTTATACAGTACTCAAGCAAGACAAGAAGAACACCATAGACTTTTAGATAAGTATGGTTTCCCGGGAGAGTTGGAACCTGAGTATGCTAGAAATACTCCAGTAATAGAAGACGACCCAACACCTAATGGTAGTTCATATGTTCCTTGGGCAGTGAATGAAGCTGGGAATAATCTTGGTAGAAGGTTTTATGATGAAGCCTTAACTACTCCTCAAATAGGTGGGCATCAAAAAAGAGGTGTCACAGAAGGTGGAAACTCATATGAAACTCCAGTATATGAAAGAAATACTACTGAAGGATTCAACAGCCTACTGTCTACTTTAACTAATAAAAAAACAAAGAAAGCTATTACCGGACAATACGAAGAGATGCCAGTGCGAATTTCTAAGTCAGACAATTTTTTTAATTGGATGGCACAAGAGGGAAAACACATGTATAAGGAATCCTGTTCGTGCGAGTTTTGTTTTCAGAAATCAGCTGATTACAGAGGAACAGTGGAGAGACCAACAAATTTTTTAGATTAGAGGTTGTAGATAGCCCATTTGCAGTTGCTACAGCCCAAGCCAAAAAACTTGGATATAAGAATTTCAAGGAAGGTAGTCCGGGTGAAAAGAAAAGGGACGAAATCGCTGAGGCGGTAAAAAGGAAATAATAAAACAATTAGTATAATAAATAGATAGAAAAACTATCAATAAACTAGGAGGATGAACAAATGGCAATTACTATATCAGATGCTACTGATTCAAGTAGTAATGTATTACAGGGCAAGTTTGGTTCTAACACCGGTAACTTGAAGTACAAGGCAATAGAAATTACCTTTGATTCTTCTTACCCAACTGGTGGAGAAGCCTTAACAGCAGGAATGATAGGGTTTGATGATATTATCAATATCATTATTGAACCTTCAGATGGGATATCGTTTTCATACGATTACACAAATGAAAAAATAAAAGCATATGGAGTAGCTCCAGTGCCGGTAACAATTACAGATGCCGATGGTGCAGCCTCTGCTGGAATAGCAGTGTATGCTCACATTGATACTATTGGAACTGACTCAGACAGAAAGATAGCTCACCTTGAAAGTGTAACAGCAAACAACGCAACTGTTACTTATCAAGCTAATGCAACACTAACCACAACTTCTATTGGAACTATGTGGGATGATAACGCAGCAGCTACAGATGGTTTGCAAGTATTTGTAGATGAGAATGGCGACACCGATTTATCAGGTGCAAAGTTTTTGGTCGATAATGACACTACAGAAACAGACTTATATGTTCCATTGAGTGATGGTTCTTACCTAACTCTTTTCAACGATGACTCTGCTTCTTCAAATGGTGTAGCAGTATACTTTGATGACAATGCTGCAGCCGCAGCTAAATGGCTGTTGGTAACACCAAGTAACGCAAGCGTGTCATGTCATACTTCAACAGTAGTAAGCGACAGAGCTGCTTCTGCAGAAGTACAAAACGGTGGTAACCTAGCATTACAAACAAGCGTAAGAGCATTTGTAATAGGAAACGGACAACTACCATAGGTAGGTAAAATAAACTAACTATATTTTAGGAGGAAACTAAATATGGCAATAACAATAACAACACCAAGTGGTGCTCACACAGGAGCTGCTATTAGTGGTGGAACTGCAAGTAAGTTCACCATAAAAAGAATACAGTTTGACGACTCATACCCAACTGGTGGGGAATCAGTAAGTGCTGGAGACTTAGGATTTACAGCTATACATATGGTTGTATGTGATACTGAATCATCAGGTTACGTAGCTCAATATGATTACAGTAATGAAAAAATTGAAATTTATGAAGCTGGTGCTGACGCAGCTGCTTTGGACGAAGTTGCTAACACAACAGACTTATCAGCAGTTTATGTTAGAGTATTAGCATACGGACTAGCTTAACAACAAAGGAGAGTACATTATGTTCGGCAAATTAAGGCCACAGATATTTTTATCTATAATAGTTCTAGGAATACTATCCGCAGTAGGGTTGTATTACGGAATGAATGAGATAGCCACAGGCTGCACTGGGGGTATTATAGCCCTTGGAATGAAAGTACTAGAGGGCGAATAATGGTATTAGATAATACAGAACAAAGTTGTTCTTGTAATGAATCAGGGGATTGCACTTGTGAACCCTTTGATTGCTTTTGTGAGTGCGAGTGTGATGGGTGCTTAATTGATATGGAAGAAATGACTGGTTGCCCTTGTGGGGGTAACTGTGGTTGCTCTTAGGAGGTAACTATGAATCCAATGAAAATAATAAGTTTAGGTTTAACTTTTTATAATTTGAATAAAGGCCTTGCTGATGATGGGAAGGTAATACTTGATGAAGGAATGGATATTATTCAATCTCTAAGTTCAGCT